CAGTTGAAGGCGCCTCAGCATTTAACAAAACTTCCATTATGGGATTTGTGATTGTGCCATCGCAACCTTTTGGATTTAATTATCTTGGTGGTAAATTGTTGGCCGCAATCTGTTGTTCACATTGGGTTCGTGAAAGACTTAATCAAAAGTATAACATGAACACCTGTCTGTTCGAAACAACAAGTTTGTATGGCAGTTCCAAGGCGTCCTCTCAATATGATGGTATGAAACCATATCTTCGTTTTAATGGTTTAACTGATTCAGATTTTCTTCCTATGATGCACGGTAAATCATATGAAGATTTAAAAGATTATGTTGAAAATGTAATTGGCGAAATTGTTCCTATGAAAACTGAAAATGGAATACCAACTGCAAGTAGAAAACTAAAAATATCAAATAGAATTATATCATTGACTAAATTGGCACTTAAAGATGAGCCAGAATATAATTCTTTTATAAACACAATCACAAAAGCAAAAAATCTAACGGAAAGAAAAAGATATTATTATTGTGATTATGGTTTTCAAAACTTTAAAGATGTAGTTTTAGGAAAAACAGAAAAATTAATTCCAAATAAAGAGAACTATGATAAGTTTCATTTAGAAAATATATACAAGTGGTGGAAAAATAAAGCAACAAACCGATATGAATCATTAAAGAATGATAATCGAATTAGAAATGATATCGAAGTGTGGACATTGAATAAAGATTTAGATATAATACGATGATAAAACAAGAAATTATTGACTTTTTTAAAAATAACTGTGATGATAGAGGTATACCAAATATACCAAATAATAAATGGGTAGAGCTAACTAAACTCCATAGTAAAGATGAGATTCGTGAAGCACTAGCAAAATATATCACAGACAACAAAATACCTTTTCCTTTAAAAGTTATAGATGAAGAAGCAACAAAACAATTATTTTTTAGATTCTATAATACTTCAATGTTAGGTGAATATAAAGACTTTGAAAATGTCCAAGAAAAGTATGACTATAAACACAAATATTCAGACATACCTCTTGGTGTTATTGACAAGAGCCATGCTTTCAATAATATAAGTGATTTCTTTCAACAAGAAAATAGAATGAAGTGTGGTTCAAATACCTGTTCTGCACCATTAGAAATATGGAATGATTTGGATAAATTGACAACCATGAATTGGCATTTTTGGAGAAGTGGTGTCATGGGTGATTCTGATTTGACCGAAAAATCATTCAGGTCTGGTTTTAGACTTGGTACTTATACTGCTACACAATTCAAACCATCTGTTGCTAAAGCACTCTATGAAAAACATCAAGCAGAAAATATTTTAGATACCTCTTGTGGTTGGGGTGATAGATTGGCTGGTTTTTATGGAACACCAAAAACAAAACTATATGTTGGTTGTGATCCTAATCCAGATGTATTTGAAGTTTACAAAAAGCAATGTGTCTTTTATGAAAAAGTTATAACAGGTCAAGAACCTAAACTGATTGAAAAAGAAAACTATTTTGAATGTATTGGAAGTAAAACTGTAAAGATATGGAATCTGCCATCAGAAGATGTTGAATGGACATTATACATTGATACATTTGATTTATACTTTACATCACCTCCATATTTTGAAACAGAAAAATATGCTTCTGATACAGATAAAGTAGAAAATCAATCTTGGTCAAGATACAATTCATTTGAATCATGGAAAAACGATTTCTTCTTTGATGTTACAAAAAAAGTTTGGCCAACAATCAGAGATGGTGGTTATATGATGATAAACATTATTGAACCTAGAGGACGAAATGGTCAACGATTTGGTCTTTGTGATGATATGGTCGAAACCTTTTCAAACTTTGAAGAAAGTTTCTATGTTGGTAAAATAGGAATGAGAATGATGGCTCGACCTAATGCCAAAGAACTCAAAGAAGTTTTCATAGAGCCTGTTTGGACTTTTATGAAAGGTGTTGAAACATATCCTTTTAAAACTAATACATCATTGGAAGATTTTCTTGTATGATGAAATATGCTATTGAATCTGATTGTGATGAAATATGTTCAATCTTAAACAAATACAAAAAAGATTATTTTCCACATATTCGGAATGATTATATTCTAAACAACATTAGAAGAAATAAAGTCATTTATGAAGATGGTGTAGTTATCATATTCAATGTTTACAAAAGAAAACAAAAGATAGGTGATAATGTTGCTGAAAAGAATGATGTTCATTTAAAGCAAATATTTGTAAATGAAAGAGGAAACAAAAAAACAAGTGAAGTATTTTCAAAGTTTATAAACTCATTTGATACTAAAGTTTGGTTATCAGTGAGAGAAGAAAACATAATTGCAAGAAAGTTTTACGAAAAAAACAACATGAAAAAGGTTGGCGATATATCATGGTCTGATGGTAAAATCAAAGGTTGTGTATATTGTATCTCTTTAGCTTGACATAATACGGTAATTAATGTAGCATAAATACTCTAATAATAAAAAAAAGGAGAATTAGATGGCTGCCGGTTCAGGTGCAGGTTCAGAAATAACAGCTTTAGGTGAAAGCCTACAAGCCTATACTTGCGCCACTCGCCAACACATCGGTAAAGACTTAACAGATATTTCACAAGTAACTGATAAAACAACAAAAGATGCTAACTGTGATAGAGAACTTAAAGAATGTTTATCTAAACTTGGTGAAGATTGGTTTTATAGTGCTATTGTTACAGCTAATATGATATTCAAAGATATTAAAAAAAATAAAAATAAAGGTTTTGTTTTTTATAGAGGTGGAGAATTACCTAAACAAATATACAAATGTTTTTTGAAATTCAAAAAAGAAAGTGGTATATCTAACGAAAACAAATGGAATCCAGCTGATATTTGGGCGGTAAGAAAAGGTTTTATTTTTGATGAAGAACAAGAATCATTGAGAGATTTAAACCGCTATATATTTGATAACTTTCATGATTGTAATCTTATAGGAATATCTTTAAAAAAAGTACCTAGTAAATATACAGTTAAATCCAAAATTTATAATAATGGAAAACCAACAACGGCAAAATTTACAAATTTTAGACCAGGTAAAAACATGGCTGATTCAAAAGACATATACATTGAATTTGAATCGGAGAAAAAACCTGGTGAAATACAGTTAAGAACTTTTTCTAGTAGGCCTGATCCATCTTTGTGGCAAGGAGAAATTAAAGGTAAAACTGCAGCTGGAGGTAAAATAGGTGGAGGTTTATTAATAAAAGCTGCACTTGAATGTGGAATATCTCAAAGTAAATTATTAAGACCTCAGCAGTTTGTTTCAGAAATAACAAAACCAAAAGAAGAAACATTTAAAAAATTTGCTATTATGTTCAAAGAATTATCAGGTTCAAAAGATAAAATAGAAAATTTAATTTTAGAAGCAAAAATGAATCAACAACGAGATAAAACTTGGTGGCTAACAAAATTTATTGGTGTGAATTATTGTTATACTATAATGAAAAATAACAAATCTAATGAAGTAACCAAATGGATATATCAATATGGATCATCACAAACCAAAAACAGTAGTATTTTTATAAAGTATAGTGTGTAATATGAATTTTACAGATTACTTAACAGAAGCCAACTTATCAAAGAATGTTCATTTAGAACATTTGGAAGATGAAGTATTAAATCGTGGTGTGGCTGGTGCTCGTGATGCTATTAATTTCTTACAATCTTTAAGAGATATGTTAGCAGGCAATTCACCAGCACGAACACTGAATCTTACTACAAAATGGGACGGTGCGCCTGCTGTGTTTGCAGGTATCAATCCAGAAAATGGTAAGTTCTTCGTTGGTACAAAAGGTGTGTTTGCTAAGAACGCAAAATTAAATTACACTAATGCTGATATCGACCAAAATCATCCAAATCCAGGTCTAAATCAAAAGTTAAAAATAGCATTAAGATATTTACCAAAACTAGGCATCAAAGGCATTTTACAAGGCGATATGATGTTTACAAAAGGTGACATTAAATCAGAAACAATCGATGGTGAAAGAATGATTACATTCACACCAAATACAATTACATATGCTGTGCCCGCTGATACACG